ATGAAGAAAATCATCCATCACCAACGGTACGGTCACGTACACGTCGAGGACAAACTTGTGGGCATCCACTTCCTTGACGGTATTATTGGTACCGTCGCAGATGGTTTTCCACTTCACATCGAAATAGGGGGCGTATTTGTCGGCAAGCTCTTTGACAACTTTGTCAACTTGAGACTTGACCTGTTGTTGTATTATAGCAGATTCTATTTTAAAAGCAATGGAAATCAGGCCATCAGTTGTGCTCATTCTATTTTATCCATATAAAACATAGTTCCATCATCTAACATCCGTTTGATTACTCGTCTATGCACCCCTAACAGACGGCTTGCTTCTCGGAAAGACCGATATACCACAGTTCCATCAGTAATCTTTTTACTAAAAGGATTCGCTTCGATCATTGTGTCTATATTGACTACAGCTTTTCGATTTTGACTAATAAGTTGTAGGCTTTCCTTAGTATGTTTCTTACCATACATACCATTATTTTCTGGGTCACACTGTCCCCGTTGGCGTCGCGTGGCCACCATTTTGTCCGTTTGCTCTTTGGATTTTCGCTTCTTCCAATGAACAGACTTTTCGCCAGACACATTTTCGATCATAGCTTTCCTATGAATCTGATATAGGCGCGAACTATATCGATTAGGATGTAATTCGCTTTTGGCCATTGAGAAAAAAGCATAAGTCATCTTATAAATGTGCCGTTGGTCTATGCACATCTTGGGTAATAACAGATGACAAATATAATGTTCTCGTGGAGTTAGGAGAACCAAATTTCTCTTGTCGTTGCTCCCCCCAAGAGATTTTGGTATAACGTGGTGTCTTTCATAAACTCCACCGTCGCCTTTCTGACGATCCTGTCTTTGAGCGTAATCGATGATAGCGAAATACCAAGTATAATACTTACCTTGCTTAAACACAGACAATTTTCCTTTTTGTCTGTATTTAGGCATTAGTAGAACTTGACGGCCCTATCTCACGAGTTCAGTTTGTCCAACAACACTTGGGCTTTCTTCGGCAGCGTGAAATCGGCAACCTTCACGTCATGGTCGAATACTGCGATGCTATCGCTTGCTCGCGCCTGTAGATAGCGATTGGCAGGAACGGTATTCTGTTCGTTCAAGCGCCAGACATAGGCAGAAATAGCGGCATACCATTTGCCGTCTTCTTCGATGGTGACAGCCCAAATTTCATGGGCGGCGAGGCCAGCAAAAGCTTCGGCATCGGCACAGACGCGCGTGTCTTGCTTCTCAAGTTTATAGGTATATTTCAATTCAGTTTCTCCATTTTGGATTGTAGCAATAAATTCAGGACTTGGGGGAGCCATAGGTGAACCCCCATCCATTGATGTGGTGTCTTCCCATTTATAAGTAGCAGGTTCAGCAAGAGATACAGGTTCAAACTCGCCTGTGCCACCAGATGTTACTGTTGGGAAAACAGTTTTTTCCCCAGCGACATTAGTCATGGTGATACCATCAGGTGTCACTTCAACCGACCCTGATTCAGGATGTGTTAAAGTGATTTTAGGAGGTGTATGATCAATTTCTATAGATGGTTTAGTCGTATCAATTACTCGCTTGTCATCGGTCATAGCATTCCTCCAAAAGAGTTTCGAACATTTCTTGATAACGAATTGATAACTTCTCGATATCCAACCCCCTGAAAAACGAGAATTGGTCTTGGATGATTCTCCAACATTCATGAGCTATTTCGCGATGCTCCTTTTGGGTTCCAGGATGACAACGCACCAGACAATAATGAAACCATGATCGCAGGGAGCCTTTCATATACATAGTGCTCGGGGTCAACCCCTCGGGTAAGACGGCACGGGCTTGTTCTTTGGCAATATCGAGTGAGATAGCCTCTTTGTAGATCGCGGCCGCTTTATCGTAAACTTGCCATTGCATCCTATTCCAACGATCTTCTAAAAATTGATCCTTGGTAGGTATAGAGTTTTGTCGATTGTGTTTATCTTGCAGGCGACATTCGCGAACCTGCATGTTATCATCGCAGACTTCGACTTCGGCATAGCGTTGGCTGAACTCTTGGAATGAGAAGGATCGGTGCCGCAGAATCTGGCGACCGATATCGCGCGTTGTTTTTATCTCCATAGTCAAGTCCACCATTTCAAAGGGTGAGACGTGTGACTTCTTTAGGAGATACTGAATAAGCTTTTCAGATGTTTCGAAATTTGTCTGATTGACAGGGTTAGAAACGCGCGCCGTGTAAGAGATAAGTTCTTCGGTTGTCTGCGGATCATCATCAGTATAGGTAAACGGTTCAGTCTTACTTCTTAGGATAACTTTCAAGTTGTTTTCTCATTTCTTCAATCAATAAAACTTGCATCATAATCAAATCAGACCATAGGTTTTCTTTGTAATTTTTGGCGAACCATTTGGCGCACGAGATAAGATCACCGTTGAACTCGGTATGAAGACGAATTTCAATCGGAATATGTTTCGGTTTGGGTTCGGTGGGAGGTGCAGGGGTTTTCCATATCCAATCAAGCATTGTCACGTCTCCAGCTATTTAGTTTGAGATTGGCGTAGTGTCCGTCAAATGTATTTTCATCAATGAGGGCATTGATCCAGGACGCGTTTTCGCCGCCAAGAATGCCGTCATTGATATCCTTGAATTCCCAATCAGGGGGCCAGATAACGACCTTCCAACCGTACTGAATAGCCTTGGCTACGTTCAGAACGATTTCATGATTGCGGGGTTCGTTGTCGAAAATGATAACGCCGTTCTCACGCGAACAGCCGAGACTGTTCAGGACCGACAGAACGTCGGACCCACATGCTGCCATAGCGTTATCGATGAACATGGAATCGAAGGGACCTTCGAACACGTAGTAACGACGGTTGAAGTCCACTTTGTCAACATTATACGCTTTTGGTTGGCTTTCGTCAAGTATAATACTAAGATACCTGATTTCGTCTTTTTCTAACAGCGCCCTACCTTGAAACCCGAATAGGTCACCGTTGCGGTTGAAAAACGGGATAACGATCTTGGGTACCGCATGGGCATTAGACTTGAGCTTGTCGGGTAGGAAACTATTCACATAGGCTCGATAATCGTCACAGAAGAATAGCTGTGCGATGCGAGCTTCGGGGAGTTTACGACCCAATAGGTAGCGGTGCGCCATGTGTGTCTTGGGTAGGTCCGAGACGCGCTTGAGGGCTTTCAGGCCATCGGCAACGTCTACCTTCTTGACTTGGGGGATGTAGGTATTGGCGGGGATGTGACCGCGTTCGGCAATGCTTTCCTTGACCATATCATAGTAGATGGTCGGTTCCAATTCCTGGAGAAGCTTTTCGAAACGTCGGGATGCGCCGCAATTGTGGCAGTGGAATATGTAATTGCCATTGTATTGGTAGATATAACCTCGCGCTTTCGATTTGGACTTTTCAGAGTCGCCGCATAGGGGGCATCTGCAATTAAATAGATTAGACGACTTCTGCGTAAAATTTTCTAAGCGATTAGATAACAATATTATATATTTATGTTGTAACCAAAGGTCCATAAAAAACTCAGTATAAATAGTGGTGTCACAACAAAACGGGCACCGCTTAATGTATTACATTTATAAAATTACAAATACAATAACCAATAAAGCATATATTGGCTTTACACATGATCCCAAAGAAAGATGGTCAAATCACCGAACAGATTATAAACGAATAAATCGACCATTATACAATTCTATGAAAAAACATGGGCGCGATGTTTTTACATTTGAAATTATCTATGAACATGAAGATAGGCGTCATACACTTGTTGAAATGGAGCCTTATTACATTGAGCTATATGATTCATACAACAATGGATATAACTGTAACAGAGGAGGATTAGATACTAATACAGACGAAATGCGCCGTAATACGTCAAATCGAATGAAAACAAACAATCCAATGAAAATTCTTCGGACAAATAAAGGATCATTTAAGAAAGGAGAAAGTCGCGGACCAGATTCAGAAATCACTCGCGAAAAAAAGCGAGTAACAAAATTAGGAACCAACAATCCTAATTTTGGGAACCCAAATGCAGGCGCACATCTTAAAATCAAGCGTGCATGTTCCAAGTGCGGAACTATTACCACACCTGGAAATCTAAAAAGATGGCATGAAGAAAATTGCCAACATCGTAAATTATGAAGGTATTATAGCTCAAAATGGTAAAAAAGTAAATCTTAAAAATCAGGTTTTAGGTCCACGGCGTTGACTTCGGAATCTTCCGAGTTCGCGCAAACGCGTCCTAACGAGATTATCTTGAGCTTCAAACGTTCTTTGGCTTTCTTAAAACGATTGTACTGATCTTGAAGTTTGGGATTTTCAGATGGTAATTCATCAATCAGTTTGTCGAGCTTTTGCATTACTTCTTTCCGTTTTGTAGAAGAATCAACTGTAACGTGTTGATCTTTTCCGTTAACGCCGTCATCGTTTTGGTAGAAGTCTCTAACATATCGTAAGTCATATCGTCGTTACGTGAGACTATCTTTCGCCATTCCTCTTGTTGCGTCTTGATAACTTCCGCAACCTTATCTGCATACACGTCCATTCGCTTGTCCATAACCTTGATGCGCCATAATGTAAAAGCAATTGCCATACAAGCTACGATCCATCCGCCAGCTTCGGCGGGATTGTCCAGCCCGAAATACTTTAGGAGCGCAATGGCATCAGCGATGTAATCCATTTCCTTTTCTTCTTCTTTCCGCTTCTGCGGAGTCCTATATCGAGGCCCGCAATATTACCTTGACCCACATTATTTACAGGGACGGCACCACCGCCTCCCATACCAACATCTTCCGCGAGTTTCATAGCTTCCTTAAGTGTCGAAGTTCTCGCAACGACTCGGGCATACTTGATTGGACCTTGTTCATAGGTCTTAAAGACTGCGAAGCCTTCATCAAGTTCTACAACGTGCTTCATAGCGCCCGTAATCTTTCTGTTATAGTAATATCCAGCGAATAATCGTCTGTATAATACAAGGTATTTGCCGTCCCGATGTTAACAAAGGTCTCGGGTAGGATATTAAGCAGAATGAGAAATGGTTTGACCAATGTGAATTGGTCCTTCAGTTTCAAGAATATTATTCGGGGTGTATGCACTGGCCCGAATACATTGTTGAGAACGATAATATGATTGAGTATCAGCCGTTCTCGTAACTCGCCTGTTTGTTCATAACGAGTGAATAGCTTCTTGATATACTTGATCCTGTTCAGATCGGTATAGAATTCTTCATCATCAACATAGTGTCGTCGGTCATAATGGGATGCACAATAGAGAAGGAAATTGTCATCAGTCAAAAGTTCACTACAAGCTTGCATTAAAAGTCCGAAAGGGTAGCCCTCTTAATGCCCGTCGTGCAGACCACATAAATGTAGCCATCATCAACCCACATTTGTCCGACGCTAAGGCCATTGGCCGAATTGCTTGCTGGTGTCGAATGGGATGACAACAAGACAGTATTCGATGACACAATGGTAGCCTGAATGGTGTTGGATGTGATGGTATTCGACGTGATGTTCGCCGTGAGTTGGGCGACCGTCGCGTGTTTGGTGATAAAAGGTTCGGTTGCGCCGTTAGCGGTATTGGCGCTGAGAATCATCAGCGCGTCTACGGCCTTGGGAGCCGTACACGCCTGATAAGCTGAAACCTTCTGTGCAGTATTTGCAGCCATGATTTAATCCTAGCCTTAGCTATTTGGCAGAATTGAATCGTCGCTACCGTCTGATGTGGGTTCGCCCGCAACGAGAACTTCGTAGTGAACGCGACCCGCGCGCCCGCCTGTGCCCACTGTGCGCTTTACCCAACCTGTATGAGGTATGCCCTTGCGTTGGTGATTACCAAACGTCACGGCCATTGTCAGACCCGTACCCGAGCCGTTCGCACCGTCTGCACCAATCATCGATGTGATGTTGGTTGGAACTACCGAGTAGCTACCAGGATCAACAATTGATAGGGTATCAACACCCATTGTAAGCGTCGCTTGCGCGCCGTTGGCCGAAGCGTTGGCGACTGTGACGTTCTTAAGATCACAGTTGGCCAGAGTAGGATTGGTTGTGAAGACACCATTGGTCGTCAAGGCCAGCGAGGCAATCGAGGTGTTCGACGCGCCCGTGGTGACCGTAAAGACGGCGTTAGTCGTCATCGTGCCATTATTGACGGTAACCGTATCGTTGTTGGCGTAACCTGTGCCCAGATGACCCGCCAAAATCGTCACCGTGCGAACACGCGTTGTGGTAACTTGAAACTTTGCGGGTGACGAGAATGTAGCGCCCGCGGCGTTGGCTGTGATTTGATCGCCTGGAACGTAAGAACCACCTGAACCGTGGTTATTAGCGGCAACCGCCGACGCAAGAATAGACCCAACCGCAATTTCGGTATCATCTACTGCATAGACACCAACCGTTTGACCTGTGAAGAAGGCATCTGCCGTTGTGTTACCGTATGCTGCGTTACGATTTGCCGTATTTGGGGTTTTGTTCAACTGTGCGCTAATGGAAATAGGCGCTCCATTAGCGTCGTCAGTCATTGTCCATAATGGCATTCGTTAGTATCCTTTTTTATTATTATTGGGGACGTTGCCCGTAGTCTTTTTAGTATTTAGTAGCAATCAACCGTCAGTGTCATTCATGTATTTTTTGACTTTTCTGACAGCCTTCTTACCCACAACTTTGGCTTTCTTCATAGTCTTAGCGCCAGCCCATTCTTGAAGAAGCTCGATAACGTCGTCTTCTTCATAAGTTTCCATCATGTAATCGACGAATTCGAGAAATCGTTCTTCGGTCATGTAGATTTCGGTCGGATCGAAGTCTTCCTTGGTGAAACTCTTTTCAACGCGGTCTTTGAGACCTTTATGGAGCTTCTTGACGCGGTCTATAAGATTGTGGTGGACAGACTTAGGTTTCGACCCCGTCATGCCCGCGATCATCTTCTTACCAGCTTTGTGTGCAGCACGCTTTTCTCTGTGCTTCATGGCGCGATCATAGCCCGCGAGTGAGGCATAGCCACCAATGGTGGCAGCGACCGTCGCATGAACGTCGGGGTCGGCTGCCAAGCTGGCAAGGTGATGTAAATGCCCAATGTCTTCCTTCAATATTCTCTTTTTCAATTTACTATCCTTTCCTTAGTCAGCACGATATTTTTTTAGTCTGTTAAATCCGTTGTGATAACGGGGTTTGGTTTTGTCATTCATGACACCATTCTTACGATTTTGAGCCTTAACCCGACCTTCTTCACGGCGTTTGGCGACTTTCAAATCCACATCACGGTCATAAACTTGACCCTGATACTTAGTGGTTTTATCGAGATAGCTATTGAGGGTCTTCTTCGACAGTTCGTTGAGTGGTTGAACGTCTTCCCTATGGTACTTTTTGTAATTACTGTATTTGCCGCCAAGACGCATTTCTGCGTTATTTATTCCATTGACGCGATTGTTCCAAACGCGGCTATTGGGTTTTGCGCCGCCTTCGCTTCTGTTGGCCTTGACCGCATAGGAGTTGAGGGTTTTCTTTGACAGTTCCGCCAAGAATTGATCGGCTTCCTCTACCGAATGTTCATAGATCAAGTCGAGGTAGAAATCCTGAAACTGTTCTTCGGTCAAATTATTTATCGCAGTGGCAAGGTCTTCTTTGTTGAGAAACTTGTCAGTTGCGCGGCGGATGCCTTTATTGCGCCGATCATACTTGCGCGCATGGAATTTCGAGAGTGACAATTGCTTCTTGCGATACTCTTTACTGTTGCCTTTGTCTTGGGAACGATTGAATGAATCATCCGACGCATGATACTCAGCATCGCGACTGTCCATCGCCTTAATGAGGTAGGACTTCAAAGTTCCCTTCGACAATTCCGTCAGTGTTTCTTCCTTGACGACCTTGCCTTTTATATTACCATCCTTGGCAACCAGATTGCCGTCGCCATCGAGTGCCTTGGAACGATTGCGAAGGAAGCCTTTGCGACGTAGACGGCGATTTCTTTCAGTAAGAGTGTCTTCATTCACTTTCGACGCAAGGCGAGTCAAATGTTGATGAAACATACGTCCAGTTGAACCTGGAGCCGACTTGTCTTTGCGATACTTATGCTTCTTAGCATAGGTCAAAAGCGCTTCAACATCGCTGGAATGTAGAGTATGAAAATCCTTACCTTTGGTTTTTGTAGCCTTCAGGATTTCATTGGCTGTGTGTGCATCTAATTTTGCCATTATTTCTTTCTCTTGAGTAGGGAAGTGATACGGGTCAGTAAACCTGCCTTAGGACTTGGTTTCGGTCCAACATCAGGATTGATATCGTTGCGTCTCGGAAGATGCAGATTGGGTCCACCTGGACTTGATCGAACGTCATGGGTTTTCGGTGCATGAATCGGTGTGGCCTGGACAGGCGGCGCGGTATATACGGCCTTAAGCTTGGTCAGGGCATCAATCAGTTCAGCTTGACTCTTGGTGGCGTTGACCTTGTACTTGGCCTTCACTTCCTTGGTGATCTTGCGGCGTAGGGCCATCTGTTGCTGGCGTTGCTCATGGGCGCGCCCCGTGGCGGTCAAGGTCTTGGCAGCGGCGGATTTCGGATTGAGCCCCAGGGTGCGGATGATCTTCTTGGCCGTTGGATGATCGAGCTTGGTCTTGCCGTGCAGCACTTCTCCGAGCTTCTTCGACGCCTCGCTTTTGTTGGAATACACATCAGGGCGTCGCGAGGCCAATTCGGCACGCGCTTGTGCCCCGAGCGCATCGGTGCGACGGGCTAAACGACCTAATGATTTATTGGAGGTTTGTTTGGTGATGCGGTATTGCTTGGCTTCCGTCACCAAGTCTTCGTCAAGCTCTAGGGCTCGGCCGCCAGAGATGAAGGAGTTGACGCGCGCAAACGCCCATTGTTGCGCAGTCACCTCGGGTCGATTGGTGTTGACGCCTGAATCAAAATAGTCATCGATCCCACGTTCAAAGACTTCAAACAGAAGATCGAACGGAAGATCGGACGATGTAGATTTGTTGTGAAGGGATTGAGCTACAGATTCTGCGAATCTTTTCGGATCAGGGTCTCGCGGATTAAAATCAACAAACGGATTCTTTCCGCGTTTTCCAACGCCTTTAACAGATATAGGCTCAAGTTTCTTTTTCTTCTTTTTTTGTTCCATTACAGGTTTCCCGTGGGCTAACTGATAACATGGAACTATTTAGTATTTTCGGTTACTTAGGTATCCAGATGGTATCGGCGGCCGATTGTTCCACGTCTTTGTAACCAATTTCTTCCATAAACTTACGAATGGGATCGGTTTTACCACATTCGACGACGATGACTGGACGACAACGGTCAATCGTCTCCTTGGCTCCAATCAGCACATCGAATTCGACGCGTTCAACGTCCAGTTGGAGAAGATCAACGATTGGAAAATTGAATGAGTCGAGCTTGATCATCGGCACCGTTCCTTCGATGCCTGATAGGACATTGAACATGCCGCGATTGGTATGACTGCCTACGTCCATGGCCACCAACTTGGCTTCCGAGCCAAGGGCGCAATTCATCTTGAAGACGTTCATGCATTGAGTGTTCATGACCAGACAATGAAAGTTCAAAATGTCGGGTTCAAAGACATAGACGTGATCAAACAGCTTGGAATACAGGCGAGCATAGAGCCCCATATTGCCGCCCGCCGTGATGACAACGCGGCGTTGCTTCACATGTTCGAAATACTTGTGTTTGTGAGAGAATAACCAATCGTCTCTTGGACCATCCCATGAACCTGTATCTTCCTTGACCCATGTCCAGTCAATTTCATTATCTACGTTCTCATGGCGTACATAGAGACGATCACTAAAATCAGTCATTCTTCCTCAATTTCTTTATGGTTGTCATTGTTTTTTGTTCAGGCACGCGATGCATGGTGTCCGTCATATACTTACCGAAATGAGTAGAGAAATGATTGGATACCAACTTACGTTGATAGGTGTCCTTAGTCGGGTCTTTGTGGAATTTCTTACCCGCAAGTGCATCCTGAAATTTCTTGGCGACTTTGCGCTTTTCATCCGCACTCAGATTGTCGGCGGCAAACTTGGCGATGCCATGAAAATGACTGGAGTCCTTGACTTCGCCAACCTTGGGGCGAACCCCAACCAGATTGGTTAGAATCTTGGGTATGTCGGTGATTGGTTCGTTGGTGGCGGCGCGGGTATAGACGGGATGCCCCAGGTGCGTATCCTTGGTTGGAACGTGCTTCTTGCGAAGGCCGTCGCGCATGTTGAAGGAGTGTTTCTCAACGTTGTCCTGAAACTCATACTTGCGCCCCGTCTTCACGTATCCAGGTCCGTAACCCTTGGCCGCGGTCAGGGAGTGAATAAGAAGATGACGACCAGCGTTCGGCAAACCGTAACCAAGGTCTCTTGGATGACTGGTATCAGACCAGCGAGCAAATTCGGTCGGTTCGCCGTTCTCGAATTTCTTGAAAGCAAAATGAACGTCGTGGTGTTGGTTGGTTTTGAGGTTTTTGATGGTCGCCGTGTACTTCGACGGTTTCTTATCGACATTGACGACCTTCCAATCCCCAAGTTCACCCTTCAGGTGCTTGTCCAGATGCGATTTGGTATTGTCAGGTACCATGACGTTCAGATTATCGAGCCTTGGACTGATCTTCTTGAGGGCCTTGTCTTGCATTCCATCGTTGAAGAAATGCCCCGTGGCACCTGGAAACGCTGAACGCGTCGCCAGTGCCTTGGAGCCTTTGCCATAGATTCTATTCTTGGCCTTCGCGTCGAGGTCCACCAGGAATTGTAGGAACTCCTTCGACTTGGCCTTGCGTTTGTCCGTGCCTATCGGACTCGCCTTGATCTTCTTTTCGGTTAGGAATTTCTTGAAATCTGACATTCGTTAGTATTTTCTTGTCCAGGGTGATATTTACCGCGCCTTCGCTGCGACTGCCAGCCCGTCCATTAACTTCGATATTGGCTGGACCAAATTTGAAACAACATCTGTTTGGTTTCTTATTTAGGGGAATTGGTTCGGTGAGCATCGAGAGATAATTGTCGATATCGGTCACATAGTCGTAAATTTTGACGGTCGGATCAGCGGCTGCATTAATTGTCGCGTCCACAATGACGGTCGGGAGATATGTGTCGGTATTTGGCTTCGGGATATTCGTCACGGTTCTGAACAAATCCTTACCATGATCATCGGCCATGATTTGATACATAGTTCCCCAATATTCGTCAGCCATATCGACGTTGCTGCCCGATGCTGCCTTGCGGAGCGTCACATAGAAGTCCTGGACCGCTTGCGGATCGGGATGGATGATTTCACCGCGACCGATCTTGCGAATGGTTGACCGTTGCGGCTTGTTGAGACTGAGAACTTCCTTGCCGAAAATCGGTTGCAACAAGTCTTGGTTCTGTTCGATGATGACTTCGGCGTCGTCCATCTTGTCATCGATCAACATTTCAATTTTGTGGGGTAAGTTACTGTTTTGGTCATAAACCTCGCGATAGACGGTATCGAGGTTTTCGGCAAACTTGAGGAAGGGCGGGGCATAGACCTTGACGCGTCTGCTACTTGCCCCGTACTTGAGAGATATTCCGAACCAACTGTCATCGAATTTCAGAAGCACGTCGGCAGGCGACTCCAAGCCCGTTATTTCTTTGACGCCTTTGGCTTGCTTGTTACCGATGTGTAGGGCTTCGCGAATAACTCCAAGAGGCTTGACGTAATCAACGATGACATTCGCAATGACTTTAGAGTCGAACCATATCTTGAATTTTTGTTCGTCGGATAAATCGTAATTAGTGATTTCCTGTTTCTTATATTCCCACGCACACATGAGGTTGATATTCTCGGTGACGAATTCTTCACATAGATATCCTCGGTTCGCGATTGTATTTCCGCGCATTAATTCTCCAATAAAAAAGGGGGCAAAACCCCCTTGATTATGCAGCTAATGCTACTTCTTTAATCCATATAGGCGTTTTGCGTTTTGTCCAATGGTGCGTGCTGCCATAGGCTCTTGAATACCAGTTTCGAAATGTTGTCGGGGTATCTAATTGCACACACGATTCGGGAATTATATCACAATCGATTGGTGTCATATAGTTCAATTCATGCATTTTAGGGTGGTAACAGTCTAATTTTCCTCGCAAATTTTCAACTACATGAGGTTTGTGGAAACGATACAGGTGTTCGTCAAATATCGTCTCAATATAATCGACTACCCAATCGTAATTGATACGCGATTCATAGGCCCATTTCTCCCAATATTCGTCCAATAATGGACAATCCTTGATATGCATATCGCATAACCATCGTGCCGACTGTTGAGGTGAATATGAGAGAAAGTAGATCATTTGGGTTCCTTTTTGATTACTTCATCAAACGATACATCGGGAGTGAAATTTAACGTGATGTATGGAATAGGTTCCGCTGGTATTATCGTCATATCGACATGGATCGTTTCCGTTTTGTCATCAATATCCAACACATATCCAACAAGTTTGGTATGATATGAATCAGGGTTGTTTTTCCATTGTTCCAATTCTGCGATTTTGGAATCAATGATATCCTGAAATACTTTACGTCTCATAGTAATACCAGATTTGCGGGAAGTCGTAGGATTGTTGCCAGATGTACCACGCATGATTGGCGCTCGGAGACGCGCGGGCGGGTTCGAACCATGTGATGCGTTTGGTTAGGATTAGCTTACCTGAGAAGCTAAGAAGGCCATGGTTCTCGGTGAAGATATCGCGCCGCGTCTTGGCAGAATCAAAATCGACGGGTAGCAACATAGCAATAAACCCCTCGGGATTGCCGCTGAGAAGTTTCAGACTGTGACGTATGAATTTCTCGGCGTCCTTCCCAAAGGGTGGATTTGTTATGATGGAGTTGCAGCCTTTCGGCATTTTGTTAGTGAGTAGGAAGTCAACGCCAGTCTCACCGTAGTCGGTCACCAAGTCTGAGCTATAGTTGGCAACGAGTGTCTTGGAGATATTACCCGAAGCACAGGCAGGTTCCCAGAAGACGACGTGATCGGGGATGTGAGGTTGCAAGGCAAGGGAGACCCATGGCGGTGTTTCGTATAGATTCCGTTCCTTGCGAACGTAACCGCTATTCCGTTGACTCATGCAGGACGGATTTCCTGAAAGTCAACTGCCATTGGTCTCATTACGGCGCGAATGTGCAGCCATTCCTTATCATCTTCCCTGATATACACATCATAGTAAAGTTCATTATTATCTACGATTTCTGGGGTATTATTCCATTCATCACAAACTTGCAGTATCTTATATCCATCTGCAACAAGATTGTTAAGATAAGGGAACATCGAAACCATTACACCTGTACGAGTTTCTTCGTCATTAAATTCACACCAATAGTGACTTACAACTTGCTCAATATGGGTTTTTAGATTGTCAATTACTTGTCGATCCATTCTGATCCTTCGCATATACAAAGAAACGCGGCGTTTCTCCCCCAAAACCACAGCCGCCGTTCAAGCTCGCCGCGAGTTTTTTCGCGTCTTCTTTTGATTTAGTTACTTGTATGATTAAGTTGGTTGCGTTTTCGACAACCTTGGTTCCGTCGTATTTATACTTCTTCACATCCACCACCATTCGAAAAATACTATCACGGGCCAATTCTTACCTGGACGCACATAACCATTGATAGCCCACGTATAGGCATCATACCAACGATAGCGTTTGTCCTTTTGCCAATACCACGGTTTGCACGCCCTCAACCAATCCTTGCGGTATCGGTGTCGCCATTCCAACCAACGACCATAGGCTTCCCAATAGGCTTCCATTTCGCCTGGAAAATAGAAGTCATAATCGTCGATATCGGGTTGTGGTATTTCTAATTCTGACATAGGTCATCCATTAGTAGAAGTCTTTGAACACGTCATTTTCACTATCTCGTTTTCCAAATTCGGTGTTGTCCATTAGCGGTTTGTCTTGGGTCGTCACACCCTCAACAGGGTCTTCAAGATCGTAGAGGCGCATCTTTGGTCTATCGAGCCCCACCACGAATTTGTTCATGTACGACACGTCGCCATCACGGTTCTTCAATTGCTTGAAGTAGATGTGATCCAGATTTTCATCCTTCCCAGGCATCATGGCTACGAGCAAGTCGCAGGTGTGCGGCAAACCCATCGACTCCGATGTGTTTTCCATTTCGATATCGGAGTTCTTGAAACCTTCACGGTTGACCTGAGTGGCCGTCACAATCGGACACACATGTTCAACCCCCAGGCCGCGCAATTCTTCAGCAATGGCCTTGACGTAGGTGTACGAATTGACCGTGCCGCCCATCTTGAGGCGGGATGACAGACAAATGTTGATGTAGTCGATATAGATTATGTCAGGAATGAACTTCTTCTTGAGCTTCAATTCCTGGAGTAGATAGCGAAAGTGATTGACGCCAGCCGATGCGGTTGGGTATTCGCGGATGATCAGCTTACCCGCCGTCTTGGCGCGGATGCGGCTAACCTTTTCCTTATACATCCCTTTCGGATAACCACGAAGTTCCTTGATTGGAATATCAAGCAAGTTGGCATCGATACGCATACCGATTTTCTCGGCTGCCATTTCCATGGTGATGTAGAGGACGTTGTACCCCTGTTCCAACTGGAACGCCGCCTCATTGGCCATGAGACGTGACTTGCCGCCGCCCGTGGGGGCAATGAAACAAATCAGCGACTTGGTAGGAGCCCCGCCATCGGTGATGGTGTTGAGGGTCTTAAGGCTCCAGGGGACCCGCTTTTCTTTTTGATTGTAGAAGTCGTAACGCGCTTCGGCGTCTTCTAAGTAATCGTGACCAACGCGGCTATCAAACGTGACCGACAGGGCGTCCTCAAAAATTTGAGTAATCGCGCCGCGGTCAAGATCAGACTTACCCCCTCGGATTTCAATAGCCTTGGACAACGCATTGTCGAGGGCCTGTGACTTACACCAGTCTTCGGTCTTATCGACCAACCATTGTTCGTTCGTTTCTTCCTCGGACTTGATATCAAGTATCAGTTCCTTGGTGTCGCGAAAGACGTTTTCGTTGATGCCCGTTGTGTTCTGTAACTCAACCAGTAGAGCTTCTTTGGTAGGGAAGGTGTTATACTTCCCCACAAAGGCAGACATTAGATCGAAGGTGAGACGGTAGTGTTTGGTTTGAAAGTATTCCGATTTGACGAAGGGTAGGACTTTTCTCGCATATGGTTCATTGTATAGAAGATGACTTAGAACGATGAGAGAAGTGTCTATTCTTTAACTCCAAAGTATTGTAGGAACTCGGTATCGGTCATGGTTTCCAATTGTTCAAGTTCGGTTTCGAGGTGGGTCTTGTATATCTCGCGAACCTCCGCTACCGAATATCCAGCGGACTCGGTAGCGGGGACGACGCGAAACGAACTATTGCTATGGTATTTGAAGGAATATTTCATGTATTCCCAGCATAATAATGATCGAATGATTTTCCTGAAAAACGAATAAACACTATGTTGTTAGTGTTGGACTGAGACACTTCACATATCCAATCATTGCCTTGCCAACGTTCTATCACTTTCACCAACCTATCGATATCAGTCTTCGTCAACTTCACTCTCTGTATCGAGTTCTCCATCATTTCTTCCATCGTTTTTACCATAGCAGAATTCCTTCTTGGCGGCTTCATCAACCAGGGTCAGGAGTTCAGGCGTGAAGTATTGTTCGGGGTGATTGCGGATTTCCGCCCCCTTGACTTTTACTCCACCAGGAAGCTCATAGCTGATGTTGTTGAGTTTGGTAATTATACCATGTTTTACGGCTAAATCCAAGAGACCGTAGTATCTATCGAGACCCGACGCATAGGATAGTTTCAAAACGACAACTGCATTCTCTTTGGTCAGGCGCGACTTATTCATCTTGACTTTGAGAAGGTTGCCGACGACTTCGGTGCCGATCTTATCTTTCGACTTCGACAGGAAGATAATCGAGCTTGCCGCATACTTGAGACCCGAGCCGCCGCCCATTTCCTGCATCGGCACGTAGGAACCGATAACGTCGTAGACGTGGTTAGTCACCAACAGGGGCAGATTGGCCTTGGCAAGTCTCAAGGTCAGAACGCGAAACGCCGCCTTCAACACCTGAGATTTGGTCATGTCGCGGGTTTCTTTGCCTTCCGCCGTATCGTCAACTTCTTTGGTTGTGGACAGCATTCCCAACGAGTCCAGGACGCACAAGGTTGGGGGGCGTTTTTTGACGGGAAGCTTTTCGTAATTGGATACGATCTTGAGGGCTAGGGTTCGGAACTCTTGGATGGTGCCAGGGGCCACAATCATGAAGCGCTTGGTGTCGATACCGCGTTCCTCAAGCATGTCCTTGGTGATGGCCGCTTCGGTATCGAAGTAGATTACGCGGGCGTCGGGATTAGACTCCAAATGATACTTACAAATACCAAGGGCAATAAATGTCTTACCCGTTGCTTCTTCGCCAGCTATGGCTGTGATCTTATTACTGGCCAATCCCTTGAATATCGATCCTGAAATAATTGCATTGAGTAGGTAACAACCTGTATCAATATAACCTGCAATTTCAGCGGCACTTTCTCCCTTGGACGCGATGCTTGCATATTGTGAACCTAGTTCTGTTGCTAGGTCTTCTAAGAAATTACTCATTCTTCTCCTTATCTTGGTGGTGCATGTGATTAAATTTAGTTTGGATTTGTTGAGGTAGCCCGTAGATGCCAATATCGGCTTTCACAAACATGTACGTTGCAATCTTGTAAAGGTCTTCCAACTCACGACACAGTTGCTCGCGATTGGAACCATCCTCAGGCTTGTCGGGATTGTAAGATTCATAGCCATGACGCATGATTTTCATTCCGATTTGCACAACTTCTGCCGCTTCTTCACAAAGCTTCGCCAACCGTTCGTCTTCGGCGGGTGTTAGTTGATTAAAATGATCGGTCATTTGAGCATTTCATCGATCTTGGCTTGGATTTCCGCAATCTTCTTATCGCGGTCAGGCCAGTGAATATCCTTGTCGGGGTTCTGGGCCAAATTGGATAGCAATGAAGAAAACAAGCTATGCATTCTCGCCAAGTCTGTTTTCAGTGCGTCGGCTGCCTTCACTTGCTTGTCGGCATAATCTTTCACTTCCTCAATTTTTTCAGGGTCCGTAAACGAGAACCCAAAATCATTCTTATCGTCCATTCTTTCGATTACCTTTCGTGCGTTGAGTTCTTTCTTCCATTCTTCGGTACTTGTAAAACTCATTGGGTCTATACGTTTATTGGAGGGAGTTATCCAACTTGTATGTTCGTATGCGCCAAATTTATAATTATTGATTCTTAGTAAGCTAGTGTCCAATCAGAAAAAATCCTCTATTGAGTGTTGTTTCTGAGTTCCCCAACCTGCCACATCAAGCAAGGATTTCATTGGATTCAGAAACGTGGTTTCAAACATGTCATGGCGATCCACATAAGGGTCGATTGCCAATTCTTCGGGGAAGGCTCCATCGGGAGCCCCAATAACTTCTTGTTTCAATGGATTGAATTTCATCAAATGAAGATACTTTATTTTATCACCATTATGGAATTTTCGATACTTCGAAGTTAGGTTTTTGTCCGCTAAAAATTTATTGTAGAGGATCGCAGCCTTCACCGCCTTGGGAGCCTTGGGCTTCCAATTGAAATTCGGCAGTTCGTATTTGGTGTAATCCTTGACCGAAGTCGGCCGCCCTATCTCAAACAACGATAAGGTCATATATTCTTCGCGGAAGTCGGCAATTAATTTCTGGACCGCCGCTTCCCCTTCCGAGAACATCAATTCCAAGCCTTGCTTGATCTTCTTGCGACATACCTCGGGGGTGTTGGATCGAACAGGTTCCAAGCCCGTGATCTTGAGTTTAGGCGTCTTGAAGCGCACGCCCTCTTGATCCCATACCCAAGCCGCATAGTTCTTCTTCTTGCGCCAGAGAGCCTTTTCAATGATGCTTTCCCGCTTCATGTGGAGGGCATTCTTGTAAGCGTTTAGATCGCCTGTAAACTCCACAAACGACGCCTTGATCACGTTGGCCAATTCACCAGCGCAGAATTTGTCAAGGGCGTTGATGATTTCAGTTCTATCTGTCAAACCAGATGAAAGAACGAAATTTCCCAATTTAATATAAACGCTATCAGTATCAGAAGCGATGATATAATCAGTATCAGTATGAAATTTGGCATTGAGGAATTTGTTGATCCGTTCGGCAATAAATTTGATTACAGCCTGACCCGTGTAAGTGACAGCACGAGCATTGTCGATATTGTAAAACTTGAAGAAAGGGTTCGCAACGGCACCATAACAGGAGTTGAGTTGGATTTTCTTGCCGTATTGATAGTTATCATATTTGGTAATTTGTTCTTTGAGGGATTCGTCTTTGGTTCGTTCATACTCACGTTCCAACTGCAACATCTTGTCTTTGTAGGACTTGCGAAGGGCAAACTGTTCCTCAATCACGTCGGCCAGAAAACCACGAATGGAATTATCATAGAGGGCACCGTTGCCCGCCAACCCGTAGTTCTTTTCCTTTAGCGTCTTGGCATTGTAGCGCCCCGCCAAAATGTCTTCGTCGTCCAACTCCAGGACGCCACGCAAGGTCTCGGGTGAGATATTCCAGCCGATCATGATGTGGGGATACAGCGACGTTAAGTCGAAGGAGACAACCCAATCGAACATGCCGATTTGCGGGTCTTTGACGAACGCACCCTTTAACTCTTGGCGCTCGGCCTTCTTCGGCAAAGGCATCACGATATTCTTGGGCATCAGTTTGTTGAGACAGATGCATTCCCAAAGGAGCACGGACGATAGGGCGTCTTCGTAGTTCACCTTGGCGTCGTAGGCGACGACAATCGAGCGCTCGATATACTTGAGTTTCTTTTCGAGATTATGAACCAGTCGCGTGTCGTGGATGTTGTATTCGATATACAGTTGGGGGTTCTGTTCCCAGAGTTCATCGAGGTTGCGATATTGCGACGTATCTACCTTGGTTTCTTCAAGCTCATAGTAACAGATGTTATTCAGCGAATAGCTATCGCGTTGACCGATGGCGAACTTCTTGTAGACGCGCATGTAGTCGAGATTGGCGATGCCTTCAATGATCCAATCGACATAGGTTTTATACTCGCCGCCGACGAACTCTTTGTGCTCGCGACGACGGATGCGCTTCCATGGCGACAGACACAGGGCCGTATCCCATCCAAACAATTCATCGATGCGAAGGATAATCATTGGGATGTCGAAGGTGTCGATATTCCAACCCGTGATAATATCAAGATCGAGCTTTTCCCAAAGTCGCATGAACTTTTGGAGCATATCCTTTTCGTCATCACAGAGGAAAAAGACGACGTTGGGATCAGTGTTATTGAAGTCTTTCCAAGATAGGACATACGTCTTATCTCCCTTTTGAATGGAGATAACCGTTATGACCGTCTTACGTTTTTGATCCTCGGTCTCGGGAAATGCCTTATCGCCTTGCAGCGTTTCAATATCGATGTTACCGACATTGATGTGTTCAATTTTGTAATCAAAGTTTTGGAAGTTTTCGGCAATGTAGGAATACTCATACTTGTCGAATCCATAGATTGAGTAATCCTGGATCGACTCATAGGTCTCCATGAATTGCTTGGCATCCCACATGGAATCGCAAGGCACTTCTTGGACGAACTGATTTTTGAGGTTCTTGAATTTGCCTTCGTTGGTGGGGGAAGGCACATAAAGGGTTGGTTTATACCAGACTACCTTAAGATCGCGTTTACCCAACGCGTCCTTACCTCGCACATAGAGCTTATTGCCCTTGCGCGAGACGTTCGTGTAATATTGCATTGATTTCCGATTTAATAGAAGGGTGTATTATACCCTACTATTGAGAAAAAGGCAAGCAAAAAGGGCGACCGTTAAGCCGCCCTTTCCGTAGTTATTGAAGGTCTGAGGATGTGTTACTGACCAGCGCTTCGGGAGCTTGTTGCTCAACGGGGGCTGGAGTTTCATCCGCAGGTGTTGTAGCCGTTTCCGCTTCGGGCGCGGTTGGCGCAGGTGGCGGTACGGCGTTTGCGTCAGCGACTGGTGCTGACACTTCTTGAGGAGACGCAGATGAAACATCTGATGTTGTCGGATCAGTGGGTGCAGGTTGAACTGGCACTGGATTGGGAACAACACTTGCTGTATCCGCGGGAGCATCAGAAGATGCTGGAGCTACAACAGGTGCAGCATCAGCGGGTGCATCGGGCGTTGTGGTTGCGTCAGGTGTTGCGGGCGTTGCGTCAATCACAACTGGAGTGCTGGTTGTGTCAGGCGCGGGAGCCGTTTGATCAACTGGTGATCCAACATCCGTAGAGGTCACAACTGGTGTACCAGCGGCGACAACGGCGGTTGAAACATCCTTGCTCACATCCACACCAAGTTCACTCAAAGCCTTATCAGCTTCGGGGGTCGTCGCAACGACGATATCATGTTCATCGGGTGCCGTGACGACAGGCGTCAGAGTGGCATCCGCGGGAACTTGACCTTGCGTATCCGAGAGTACAACCTTCTTACCACTTTCGTCTTCGACTACATCAGCCTTGACGACGGTTTGAAGGGTGTCAGGAACCGCAATCGTTACAGGGGCTGCGGTCGCATCGGCGGTCGGTTGAACGACAACATCAGCGGGTGCGGCATCCTTGGTTTCTTCGGTTGCGGGCGGTGGCGGATCGGGAAGCGTCACACCAGCGGGCGCAAGTTCAATTGCATCCTTGGCTGATTGTAGAACGTCAATGCCCTTATCCTTCATTTCGGCTTGGTGATCGGCGTCAACCGCGACAACAACGTCTGCATTGCTGTCAGGCGTCTTGGCGACAGTTGTGACCACATTGTCCGAAACGATTTCGTGGGTTGAGTCCGACAGGGTGACCGTTGCTTGAGGTTCGGCCGATTGTTGATCAACAACGGGCTTCACGTCCGTGACTTCGGCGGTCACGACTTGCGGAAGCTCTTTGGGAATTTCGACAGTGGTTGTGGCCACGACCGAGTTTTGATCGTTGGTGACGACAGGCACCGTATCAGAGACAGGCGTGCTTGTCACGTCGGGAGCCGCAGCCTGGACCGCTTGCGAAATGGCCGTTGACGGGTCAACACCAGCGTTTACGAGGGTATCGTGAACTTCGGGCGGGACCGCAGCAACCACGTCGTTTTGGCCAGCCTGTGTAACCACAGGAACCAGAACGCTATCGGCGGGGATATTGGTGCCGTCCGATGGCGTCAGGGCCACGGCAGGAACCGTGCCTGAATTGTCGGCTTGCACCGCAGTCGTCACGTTGACGACAGGGGTTAGGGTGTCAGGAACTTGGACTTCGACCTTGGGGGCGTCCACATTGTTGTCTGCCACAGGAACAGGCGTAGTGTCTGTTACGACAGGGGCAGGCTCAACGGGGGCCACCGAAACGTCGGGATGATCGAGTGCAGCACTGACAGAAGCGGGAATATCAATTCCAGCGGCATTAGCGGCTGCCACTGTATCAGGTGACATTGCCACCACCACATCAGGCTTGCCTTCATCGGTTTTTACAGTCGTTAGAGTTGCGTTATCCGATACTTCGTGAGTCGCGTCCTGCAACGTCACGGTTGCCTGGGGTTGGTCAGATGAATTGCTGACGCTTGGAACCACGTCAGAGACTGTAGCTTCGACAATCGGCGGGACGACAACAGGTGTGTCCACCGTGACCGTAGGTGCCTTGGCCGTATCGTCATTGACAACAACTTGCGTTGTTTCAGGGGCGGTTTCGACGGGGGCAGGTGCGGGAGTATCAGCTACAGGAGTATCAACAGGCGCGGGTGCTGGAGGGGTCACCACCGCGGCCTGTTGATCTTCGACCGTTGGGAGTTCCAACGGCACAGCCACTTCACTGTTCGGGTCGGAACCCGTAGGAATCATGACAGGCGAACCTGCCGAGTTATATTCCACAGTGTAAGGTACATCGGACTTTGGCAATGGTCCGATAGGAAGCGTTGTTAATTCCCTCGGAGAATTGGTATCTGTGAAGACGACACTGAGAATGCCATCATCAAGATTTGCTTCCTTGAAGGCGAGGTTACGAGCAACCAAGAACTTGGCCGAGACCTTACCACCAGCAAGAATACCTTGATGGAAATAAACGTCGTCGGATGCGCTGGTTGAATCGAAGCCAACATTAGTCGTCGCTTCGATTGTTAGGTGTTTGGGATCAAGGGTTGCCTTGATATCCTTGCGATCTACCCCTGTAAGGTCAAGCTCAAGAGTATAACCACCGTCTGAGGTTTTCTTGATATTGTAGGGCGGGATCGCGGTTACGTCTTCGACAGATGTAGCATCATCTACACTGTCAATTAAATCCAGAACTGGATCAAAGCCAATGCCGAGCTTACCGACATATGACTTATATCCTTTACTTTTAGCCATTTTTTCTCCGAGGAAATTTTGAGGGTTGGGAATTACCCTCTATTTATAGAATTGATGTGCTCACCATTTACCCAATCGGCAAACTTCTCATACGAGAACATGGTCACCACTCGATAGGCATTTGGTCTGTATTCTTGGGTGTTTTCGAGAATGACAGGAAGCGGAAAGCGTTCCGTCTTGCCATACTGGTAAATCATGCGACCAACTTGTGTCCAAAGTCGGGCGACTTCGGTTGCCGAGAGCTTGCCATGCTCCACTGAATCAAATCTCTTACCACGCAAAAATGCATAAGCGATCTGCGTTTCACGGGCGGCGTTGCGAACGACCGTCTTGCGATGATTCCTGAGTTCAATGAGCTTCCAAGACGCGTAATCATACGCATCTTCCAAGCCTTGCTTGTGTTTGGTGGCAACCTTGCGTTCGGTTGCTATAGACTCCTCGCGACGGATGATCTTGGCTTCGCCAGCGAGTTCTTTGATTCTTACTTTAAGAAATGTACGTGACATGTTTTGAATATTCTCCATGATTGAAATTAGGGTTTATATGAATTGACCTAATTTCGGGAGGGCCCCTAATATTCTATGAAAATTTATTCTACCACTTGATTTCCATTTATTCCTTATCCTTTGTGTGTGGGGGACCAAGCGAAAGGTCCCATCCGTAATATGCGAAACCTGAAAGAGGGATTGACACAAGCAACATTACAGGCCCTGCGGCCAATCCTAAAACACATGCTATTCCTAAATTCTGGCGACGTTCCAGCGGTGAATCCAAAATAGGAAATTTATTCTTGAAATAGGCATTCATAAAGCCTGCCCCGAGCAAGCCGCAACTAAACCAGAATAAGAAAAAACCTATCGTCATTTTATTCGACTTTCTCATTGTCATCCAACCATTTTATCAAGATACCCCATCCTGCTAATACCAAGAATAACAAGAAGGGCGAATAGGAAAACAATTGCCAATAGAAGTCGTAATAGACTTTCAATAGTTCCATGATATATCCGAAAATTGGTGTCCCTGGCCAGATTCTAACTGGCAACCGATCCGTTTAGAGTGGATTGCTCTAACATTGAGCTACGGGGACTTAAGAGGTTCAATCGATGATCGTTGCGTGCTGTCAATTTTGACATTCGATGCGCCGAACAACCATTTCAAAAAATCGTCTCGGGATATTTGAATTTTGTTTTTATATAACCCATCAGATACTTCAATAGTCATATAGACAGGATCAAAAGTAACCTCGATATGCATTTTCCCCTCGAAACATTGGAGGCCCGTTAGCACCTAATGGGTTGTTTCGTTGGATTGAAACAGTGATCCATAAGATACCCCACACGTCTATAGCCGCTACAAGGACTTCTTATACGCGACGGGCCAAGCGCGTAATTCTGGCACAGGAGGGGCAGAGTCGAACTCCCATCAACGGGTTTGGAGGCCGTTGCTTTACCGTTAAGCTACACCTGTATAAAACTGGTAGCGGAAGCGCGATTTGAACACGCGTGGATCACCGTATGAGGGTGCGCTGGGGCCTGATTACCTCTCCAGACTATTCCGCGATAAAAGGTGATGACAAGGATACTTCGGTGTGGAAGGAGGTGATGTGAATATCCCCGTCATCACCAGTATTTATAATACCAAATTTTTGGCACTATGTCAAGCTACTTCTGACTTTCTTCTGTAGGCTTGAGAACGAATGTCTGGCATATACGATGCCTGAGTCATAGACGGCATCGAGCCCCGACGTGATACGACCAGCCTTCGATGCCTTTGACTTATCCGTTGACGGATTTTTCGATACAGGTTCCCATTCATCCACATTATCAAACGAGATAGCATTGCACTTCATGGCGAAGCTCAGAGTATCACGATTGACTTTTTGAAGTAGAGCCCCGCCCATACCGAACACCACATTCTCAGCCGACCAGCCTTTTGCTGTTACAGCATAGAGGATATCATCTATGGAGAAGTAATTAATCCCATCACCTTGTATAACTCGTACAGAAGGGTGCAGGACTTTGTAACCAAGGGAGTTTGTGGTGTAACCGAAATGGTTGCCAAGTGATGCAATAATACGAGGTACGAGGTCAACAGGGTCGCCAGAATCAGGACGGACAACAATGCGACCGCCTTTGTCCAAAATTTTGTCATGAAGAAAATCCCCTATAATGTTGTCCACGGCATTCATCGTGTCATAGCTATCGATGACAACCGCATAGATTTTTCCTTCACCGCCGAACTGATCAATCATATTCGAGTAGGCATCGGACTCGCGAGTCTGACCCCATGAGGTAATGGTGGCGTGCTCGGCCGCGGGAATTGAGTATCCCGCAATGTAATCCGTTATGAATGGACCTTCTGTGCGGTTCTTTGCATCAAAATGGAATTCGGGATACCACCGATCCGCATCATATAAAGCTTCTATAGTATCGCTACCATTAAAAGAAAGCAAATGAGCCATGCCCCCGAGGCCAGCGGACTCTGCGCTTGATACGCCTCTATCACCAAAATCGTGTAGAGCAAAATCCAGAACCCCTTTATTAGCTTCGTCAACAGATTCATCCCAATATCTTTTCATCATCTTCTTGATTGAATAGGACAGCGTTGCCACCGTCGTCGGGTACCAGATGGCTCTAAGCATCGCCGTTTCGAGGTAGCTTGTTAGCCACGGCACCTGAGGATCAGTGTTGCGGACCTGGACCAGAGGCGTACCGATATCGACAACCGAGCCTTCTGGGATGGATTCAATGAGAAGCGGTAAGCGGCCTTCGTGTTCGGCAAAGATATGCCGCCAGCCTGCCTCATTGAACGGAACGCCATGCAAGCCTGCCACCTTTTTAGCAAGCTCAATATCACGCGGCAGGAATGTGCCATCCATCAAGTATTTCTTGATGAACGCCTGCAATCCAAAGAACACTACCTTGTCGGTACGAATTTCCTTGGGATTGGTTTTACGAGCTTCAATGTAGGAAGAAACGTATTTGGTACCTTCTGGATATTGAAGGTAATGACTCCATTTGTACGAGTCACTGTGTTTGATAATATTCATTTTCGAAAACTCCTTTCGAGAAAATAACCTTTGGTCTATCCATCGGTTGTTGATATTTAGTCAGGATAACCAGCCGCGCCCGTTGGTTGAAATTTCGCATCACGATATGTAGTCTTATTCGGATCAATATATCGTTTGAAATATATCTGTAGATTATGGGCGCGGTCGTCTCTCTGTAATTCGAAGTAACGCTTGAGTGCATCGCTTTCATTTATAAACGCATAAACCCTACGATCATAAGGGTCTCGAGCGTCGCCTTCATATTCACATTCAACACAAAAGGCTTCGTTAGTCTCAACCGTAGAAGTTATTGTGAATTTATTCATAGTTCGTAGACTTTCACTTTGACACCATTTCGTATCAGCGTTGCATTGATAATAGCTTCGATAATGGTCCAGTCGCCACCACCGAGACCCGCGCCGATTTTAGGCATAGCCACTTCAGGAATGTTATTATTCGAGATAGCTCGAAAGCACCGTTCGACGGCATCATAAGAGACGAAGCGATCACCATTCTTGCCATAGTAGTCCTGAGTGAAACAATTCAGAATGTGAATATCGCCATCGGTCCATTCGACTATGCGACCAAGTAAAAGCGCGGAATCTTGAGGTGGCCCTAAATTGTGGTGCTTCTCACAATAATTAGAGTATGCCTTAAAACATTCGGGATAGAGTTCGCGAACCGTCTTGGCGACACCCGATCCCATGACGCCTTGACAGTTGCAACCATGGGCAATGTATTTGCAGTCAGTGTCGAACAAATCACCCTTGATGTATTCAATCATAGTTTGCCATAGCTCGCGGTTATTTGTGGTTCATCGTAAGTCAGGTTGGGTTTGAATTTTGCGCGTAGGGCCGAGAGAAACATCTTCGATAGACGCATCTTTCGTTCTTCTTCGTCGGGATATACCGAGAAATCATATTCCCACCATTGATAGGGACACGGACCTTCACCACACAAAGGACAGGTGCCTACTTTGTGTGTCCATCCATGTTCGCAATAATGACAAACCTGATAGTCTTCAAGAAGCACCCCGACCGTACAAGGAACATGTTCCTTATTGATCCAGACGCGTTTCTTGGTGATGGAAGTTGTTTCGGATTTCTTTTTTCGTGCCATTACCGCAATGCCTTCAAAATGTTGATGCACTCGTTATAGATGCGACCAGAATCGATGCTGTATTCTTGTTGGTTGCGATAGTACATGAGTGTCACAACATCCAACATACGATTGGCATATCCCATGGCCTGGACGTGTGCGGGACCTTCCCAATTATGTTCACCCTTTTTGACTTCATAATCCCATGGGTCGGACAACGTAATTAATTGATGGTCTTTAAGATAAAGCGCAAGTTGCTTGTCCATAGACAGCTTCTTGACTTCATCCCGTCGCCGTTTCGCCTCAACAAGAGACGCTTCCAAAGTATCGATATGCTTGGTTAGGCTTTCATAACTTTCGAGTGCCATTGTCTACTCCATAAAACGAAATGCGATTGGTTTGCCAATGTTGCGGGCGTGCTGAACTTCCATTTCGACTCCCGTGGATTCATGCCATCCATCGAGCGCCAGAACCCACAATTCTTGACACGCATCAATCATGGCCTTGTCGAAATGTTCCCAAAACGCAAACTCTTTCGGTAAGTCAAACTTCGCCGCCAGCGGATGGCAATGCACGATTGGGGAATAGATCACGAACCCTTCATTGATTTTTCGGGCGGTGAATTCCAGAACCTTTTCGTAGCGGTGTTCGACCACCTTGGGATCGGCATGAGTGTAGGGAGAAGATACAAAAATGAAGCTCATAGGTTTCTCTTGATTACTGCGACGGGTGTTATTGGTTTGTAATATACAACCACACAAATGCGAACGCGATGGCGATATAAAGGAATAGGTTCCAACCAATATCAAGCCATGCTGCATACAGCATTAGGCCAGTGGCAATTAGACAAGTGCCGATGATGGCGAATACGATGCTCCAGGCAAAGACATTGAGAATGTTGAATATCATACTTGAGGCCCGAGTGTAATTTTTTCAAGAATGTCACGAAGGGCTGCCAATTCCCCTTGACGGCAACCATTTTCAAAACCGTCTGAGTAACAATCATCGTAATTACCATGACTGTATGGTATACCATCTTCATCTATTGAAATACCGTAGAAGCTATTCACATGCGGATTTTTTTCCTTGTGTCGTGCAAGTTGTTCCTCAATATCTGCAATATGAAATTTCAAATAAGCGACAATATCAATAGTCATTCTGTATCTCCTGTAGTTGTTTCTAAAGTCCTACCATTGCTTGGATCATGGAAAAATGATCCTCAAAAAACTTGTCACGGTTCAATACGACTTCGGCGTAGGGAACCCAGAAAGCCTTATCCGCGTCGTCGCTTCCTTTGACTCGGGGTAAGTCAAAACCATCATTGAGCTTGATATCGAAGCATTCGGTGATAGTGCGTCCCCTAGTCGAGCGGTTGGGATTGTCAAAGACTCGGCGGCCTGTAATGCTTCCCTTGATGACAGGTTTGGGCACATCGATTCGGGTTTCTTCGTAGAGTTCACGTATCACCGCTTCTTCAAGGGATTCGGTTTGATTGACAAAGCCGCCAGGGAGCGCCCATAAACCTTCCCCAGGTTGATCGCGACGCGTCACTAATAGAAGGTGCCCCGACTGTCTTACAACGGCGTCTACAGTCACAAACGTCGGTGGGTAAGGAGCTTTCTCCCAACCCTTCTTATAATCGCGAATGTGTTCATATTCTCTTACGAGACGCTTGTATTCATCAGTTTCGTCCCACGCCAAAAGCCATTCATAAACTGCATCCGTGGCACAATACGATTTCCAAACTTTTAGATTATCTTCAAACAATGCCTTGCGGAAGTCGGTCGCGTTCTGCCCGTTGATAGGCGTGATCGAGACGAATTCATATTGGGGGAATTTCTTGAGATAGTAAGTGGTATGATCTTTGTCATACCCGATGATGCCGACCGTCTTACCATCGGCGGACCACGGTTCATTGAGAATGAGGGTATTGACCGATGCCTGAATCGAAGCAATCCAACGGTCATCATTATACATGTAATCGACTTGAGGGACAAAACGAATTCGTTGACGTTCCTCGGGTTTCAGAGACAATGTGATAAGTTTGATACGTTCTTTGGTAGAGAAGGGATCGCGAATGTCGGCGGCTTTTTGATCCGAGCCAATGACCATGATCAAGGTTTCACATATTTCGAGAGCTTTGCGAATGACGTGAACGTGACCGCAGTGAATAGGTTGGAATCGTCCAATATAGACGAGATAATCGTGTTGCATCCAATAAACTCCTTATTGGGATTAGAAGGATTGATCTATTCAATCCTTGGGTTTGTAAAACATGTTGTAAATGGTTTCGACGGTCATAATGGCGAGAAAGCCAACGCCCGCCGCGATATACGCACTAACATATAAAATCCAGAATACAGGCCATATCAAAATGAGCAAAACGTAAGGCATATTTCTTTCGACTATGTCTTGTACGTCTGATTTCTTGGTGCCGTACTTGTTGAAGCTACGCATTTCTCGGGCATAGTCGTCATATATTATGAAGCAATAAGTGCCGAAACCTATGAGTATATAGGCAATGATAATAAGCGAAATCATTTGCTTAACTTTCTACCTAAGAAGTCACGCGTGTATTTGATATAAGCATAGGCCAGTAGAATAAGCATCAGAGGCCATAACCAGAATGTAATGTCGGAATAATACTTGATTTCCTCAAGCGTCATTCGTTTTTCGTCGGGATCGTAACGAACAACAAAGCGCCATTCGTTACAAAGACCTGCATACACCAGAACGCTTAGAGCGAACCCAACAATCAGATAGGTTCCGAGTATCCCAACTAAGCCACCGAGTATGATCATTTCTTGCGGCTCATTTTCTTAGAAGCCGCTTCCTGTAAGTCTGTAATCAAACCCATCCCAACGTAGAAGACGAGGAAGATAAACAAGGCTGGCCAAACAACAATACAGAGCTTGCTGATTGTATCTACGTCCGCATTAATTTCAGGATGGTCGGCGGCCCATGCTCGGAGCCATGCCCCGACATAGAAGCCCACTGTGACATATCCAATCAGAGCAAGGATGATCATTTGTCCACCACTAAGATCACGGGAGGGGTGACGTTGTTGGCCTTCAAGGCTTCGATAGCCTTGACGGCTTTGGCTCGGTCAGAAAATTCTATAAACAAGGGCACACCACCAGGGGCGGCCAAAATCAAATAAACCACGTATCATTCCTTTGTAGCTAGATGTTCGTTCAGTGCTTCGATGGTTGGATATTCAGGTATGAACCAACCGTAATGCGGCGTTAGAGGGTTGACCTTTTCGATTGGCTGATTTTCATCAAGCCATTTGTAGATCGATGAATATCCCTCGGTGATTTCCCGTAGCACCAACAGGAAAGTCGCCGCGTTGGCGAAGTAGACGGTATAGATTTCCCTATACCATAAGTCGCCAAAAAATATGTCGCTTGTAGCTTCCTGCCACAAGTCGAACTTTGATGGTTTGAAAATTAGAGAAAGATAACTAATGACCACATAGAAGTCGTTGGTCATCCCCTTGCGCGGAGTAACGAGCTTGGGACCAACAAGCTCAATTCCATCTGTATGATACACCCCAGGTTTGCCTGATAGCAATACCTCAAATGCAACAATCGGCTTAAAATTTCTTGTACTCATTATAACTGGTAGGGGAGGTGGGGGTCGAACCCACAGACGACCCTGATTTTAAATCAGGCGGCGATACCAGTTAGCCTACTCCCCCACTTTTTCGAACCCCCGTATGTATCCTTTGTCATCTGCGAAATACTTCAACAGATGTTGCCCACAGCGGCAATCTATGTATTTGTCTCCCCCAGGCGTCAGCTTGACTGTACGTCGCGCGCCATAGGGAATGCAAAGAACGTCTTCGACAACTTTGACTTGATCGTTCTCGTGAAGATCAGTCAGTAAGAACTTTCCCAACCTTGAATTTCTTCCGAGAATATACCTTTTTCGACTTGACTACCTTTGGTTTGAAAGGTGAGTCTTTCGCGTAAAGTTCAAGGGCTCTATACTTCGGGCGTTTTGAAACTTTTTCCATCGCCGTAGTATAGACCCTTTCTACTTAAAAATCAAGCCTTGGGATCGGGTTGAGTAACGGGAGCTACTTGGGCCTGTGACTGAGACTGACCCGCATTATCATGGAACCCGTTGACAAGGTAGTCTTCTAACTTCGATGCTGTTTGTAGTAGTCCATGAAGATGGATGTCGCCATCACCCCAAATATCGATGGCTGCCCCGAGGGCGATGTGTCGTACTTCTGTAATATCCAAATTATTTTTCCTTATGCTTCTTCATACATTCTTCGATAACTTTTTTGGCCCGTTCAGAGGGCATGTCTCCAATATCGATGTAGAATATTTTCGATTCCTTGCCGTCCTGAATGCGTTTGATTATTTGAATATCGTTACTCACTAATCTTCTTCTTTCCGCCCATAGAATACTTACTGACCAATTTCCAATTTGGTCGGTCCTTATAGGCAATCACTTTGATGTGGTTCATCGCTGCCATTGGTTGCAGCATTTCAGGCGGCGAGACAATCTTGCAACCTGGAATCCATTGTTCCAATAGGGTTGCGATGCGGTTGCGGCGTGCCTTATCTTCTTCGGAAAAATCCGTATCCTTGCCGTCGAGGGCGAACATTTCTTTGAAGTGAACGATGTAGTAGTGCCCCTGTTTGTGCAGGATATGACAGCTTTGATACAGCGTGTTATCCCTACGGGACGCGATACCTACTCGTTCAAGTGTTTCAAGAATTTTTAGAAAGTCGTTACGTTCAGCTAATTTCACTTCAATGAACGTAGAAATCAATTCATTATTTGACATTTACAATACCACCTTTGGATGAATGCTCTTTTATTGTTTTTATTTGTGATTCATTCAGAAGTGATAAAGCCTGTTTGGCTTTCGTTGTGTTGTAACCAAAGTATTGCTTAATCAGTTCCAAATTGTCATCGTCTACCTTGGATTTCTTCAGCCATTTCGCATAACGTTTGCGTGGTTTGACTGCATGAAGTAGGTAGGTGTATTGCCAGCGCTTGGGAACATGGGAATTCATGTTCATTTCATTGGCCAACATTACTGTATCGGGGTAAAACGATAGCCCCCTATTTATCAAAAAAGGAACGTAAGCATTTTCAAATTCATGGTCATCAAGGTCTCCGAGGGTCTTAGTCTCGGATACGACTTTCAACATATCCCATGGTGTCATTTCGTCTTCTTCTTACCCTCAAGTTTGTCGGCGCATGACTTGCAAATCAACAAGTCTTGCACGGCCCCATTTCCATATTTCATTTTGATGGTGGCCGCATTGGCGTAATCGTCGGATTTTGACCCACACGTCTGACAGATGAATGAGTTATTGAAGAATGACTTCAACCACATCAGAAATCTATACAGCATGGGAGTCTCCTTATTTAAGTTGGCAGTGCCCCATAACTTCTACGAGACAGGCGATGGTATTTATCTCCTGTATGGGCACAAATGCGGTCTGATACGAATACTTATTCAGGATCAATATAAACTCAGGAATTGATGCTTTTTCGATAAGTTCATCGGCCTTGGTGAAAAGCGTGTTGAACAGTTCGGCGGGCTCAATGTCGGAATGATCGTGAACCCACTTACGGCAACCTGTAAAATTCTTGACCTTCATCATTCCCGCAAGGTCTGAAATGTTGGTGTCATTGAAGTTGACCAGGATGCCTGAATCGATCTTCCCAACGGCTTCGGCATAGCCCTGGAGTTCGCCCAGAGCCTTGCGCCAGTCGGGGAAGTGTTTGTTGATTAGACCTGCGACCGCCATCTTGTCAGCCTCATAGCCTTCCTTGGCTAGGATGGCCAGGAAGCGCTTGAGAAACTGTGCTTTGAGGGTTTTCTTTTCAGCCGATGGTGTCTTGAATTCGATGGACACACATCGAGATTTCAAGGCATCAAGTATCTTGGCTGAGTAATTGACGGTCAGAATGAAGCCGCAATACTTGCTGTATTCTTCCATGAAGTTACGCAAGGCGGGCTGAGTTGAGTTGGGATTAAGAAAGTCGGCTTCGTCCAGGATGACATACTTGCGACCGTCGCCCATGATAGACAGAGACGACGCGAAGTTTCGAATGTCATTACGCAGCGTATCGATGTTACCTTGAAGCGATCCGTTGATTATGATATAGTCACAACCAAGTTCCTCTAACATCGCACGGGCAACCGTCGTCTTACCCGTACCACTTGAGCCTGATAGAAGTAGGTTCGGGATATTCTTCTGAGCTACATATTGCTCAAATGATTGTTTGATGAAAGTAGGAAGGATACAATCCTTCACTCTCTTTGGACGATGTTTTTCAGCCCAAAGATAGTCTAGGTATTCACTCATTACATTCTTTCAGATTAGTTGCCGAACTTACTCAGGGCGGCGTCGAGCACAATCCAATATTCAACGTCTGGATTCTTGAACCAAGAAAATCCCTTCGACGTAATGCTGACTTCATAGTCCAGAGGCAACAACTTCAGGTGTTCGCCTTTGATGACGAGTTCGCAGTTGTGGGAGGTTTCACCGATTGTCAGCGTATATCGGTCTTTGACAACGTTTTTGGAGTCTCGTGTCTGAATAGACAATTGCTTTCCATCACCGACGACCACCATAAGGTCCGACTGTAGAATAGCCATGGCCTTACGAACTTCCTGAAAATTCTCGTTGGTGAATGTGAATTGAACTTCACAGTTGGTCAGCTTGGGTTCCTTGTCGGGCGCGACCGTCATGAAGTTTTCGGCAGTGTAAACATACTCTACGCGGTTGTTGTTGCCCTTGATGATACACGAAGTATCCCCGAAAGTAATTTCAGGATTTCCAAAAAGCGACAGAACCGACATGAACTTGTTAAGTTCACCAATGCAAAATTCGGCTTCTATTTCATCCGTGATGTAGGCTTTGGCCAGAATGGACTTAGAGAGGGGAGAAACCGTTTTGAGAATTTTGCCCTTGGTGAACTTAATTCCTGGATTAATGGTATAAAAATTCTTGAGTACATCAAGTGTTTTCACGTCAAATTTCATAGGGAAGTATAGTATCCTTCAATTATTAGAGTCTGAATTATACTCCAATTTTCACTTTTTTACAATCTTGGTTG